TTGTAATTGTTTTTCAGCTTCTTCGTGTGTTTCGTGGCAACCCATAATCCTGCCGTCATCAAGTTTGACTACTGCGTGTCCTTGACAATCTTCATTGTCCATTTGTATTTCGTATGGCATTAGTCTGGCCTTACTACGTGTAAATTACCTGTACCACTTCCAGTAATACCGTACAATTCATTATCTTGTGGTATTTTCATTGTTACGTTTTCATTATTGGCTAGTTCATAACCTGTTCCTGTTGTTACATCAGAACCACCTAGATAAACAGCAGAACCGTGTTCATTATGAAAATATACTTCTTGTTCAAAATTTACACTATCAATAACTTTTACTGGTGTTGTATTGTTTAATGCTTTTGCTTCGCTAATCATTTGGTAATTCGTTTGTTGGATCGTGTTCGTCTATACCTTGTGGTTCAAGCGTTGGATCTACCAATGCACCTTGTAAACCAATATAGAACTTGTCGCCACCTTCGTAAGGTTCTAAATCCATTTTTGCCCTAGCTTCGTTTGGTGTCATAATTCCAGAACTAACAGCTACTTGAAATGACCTTACCCTACTAAGTTGGTCGCCACGGCTATATTCGTCTGTGTCTAACTTAACAAACTGTTTACCCGGTAGTAATGTACTAAATCCGTCCTCAATGCGTCTAATCCACGGCAATAAAGTATGTCTAATAAATGCAAGTCCATTGCTTTCAATATTTGAATATACGTTTGAACCGTCTTTAGATAAAAGCAAATGTGCTGGTATTCTAAATACTCTTGCAATCTCGTGTACAATCTGATCTCTTGCAGCAATAAGTTCATTTCCTGCTGCGTCTGATATAGCTTTCCATTTTAATCCACCAGTAAGAACTGCTGGTTTTCTATTTCTATTGTGGTTGTTAATCCAAGTTTCTTTTAATATATTTGCTTGTTCAGCTGTTAAATCTCTATCTGTTTCTAAAACTGAACTTGGTGTGCCACCTTGTCCATAAAACTGTGCGATATGTCTTTCCATAGCCAACGCCAAGCCGTAAGTGTTTGAGTTGGTGCGAAGTGGACTTACGCCTATAAGTTGTCCCGGATAGCAATACCACACAAAATGTAACATATTGTGGTGTGTAATTTTTCTATCGTAACCACCCTTTTGGGTTTGTAGCATATAAACCTTTTGTCCCTCTGACATTTCCACTTTTACTTTTTCTGGGTGTATTGGTGTAAGTTGTATTGGTCTGCCTTGTCTGTCTTTATCAACAAGTACAAAACTATTACCGTGCATAGCTAATGATGTAATTATTTGATGTAACAATGAAAACATTGATAGATCAAGACTATGGTTTGGTTTTTCTAAAAACTTTGGTTTATCAGTAAATATTGTCTTTTGTCCGTCATAACGAAGTGTTTTAACTGGAAGTAACGCAATACTATCTGCGATTAACGATATTGCACTAAATACAGTTGATATGCCAAGTGCAGACATTTCATTTACTTTTTCGCCTGTATAGTTATACAGACCACCCTCACGCAACGCTAATAAATCAACTAGGTTTCCAAGTGCTGCGTCCCTGTTCTCTCTTTTGAATAAACTCATCTAATTGTTAAATAACTTCCTAATATCATAAATGCACCAGCGACTATAAACGCAAGTGATACATTAATTGTATATACACCATAAATTATAAGTCCTGCACCTAATACTTCAGCTAGTGTTGTTATATAGTTTTTCATCTATCCTTTCCTTTGCAAAATTATAATAATCTTTGTCTAATTCTATTCCTATAAAATCAAAACCTAATTCTTTTGCTACTACACCTGTTGTGCCTGTTCCCATAAAATTATCAAGTATCGTGCCATTTTGTAAACTAGATATTTTTATACATTGTTCTACTAATTGTTTTGGGAATATTGCTGGGTGTTTTTTATCGCCTTTTAATTTTTTAACAGTTGATTTACTTACAGTTTCATAAGGTATAAACCAAGTATTAACTGTTGGTCTATGTGTATATCCAAATCTTTTTTCATTTTGTTTAGCCCATTTTGGATTGTAAGGAACTTTGCTTGTTTCCCAATTAATATGTGTTTCAGCATTTTTTGTTATATGAAAGACATACTCCCAACCATTAGCTATATATTTATTGCTTTTAGGTGCAAAACTTTGTCCTTTTATATGATTGTCAATTAACAATGATTTATTCCATATAAATATATTTTGAACTTGCCAATGTAATTTAGATACTATTTCAAATGGCATAAAATAATTATTTCTAGTTGGTTGTATGTTTAAAAATAATTGACCTGTTTCTTTTAATTTTTGACAAACGGTATTCCATATATCTATTTGCCAATCAATATAATCTAAACGCTTATCTTTATAGGTATTGTATTTTTTATAAATATTATAAGGTGGACTACTTATACATAAATCAATAGAGTTATCTGGTAATTGTTTCATTACTTCTAAGCAATCACCATTGTATAACTTCATAAATTAATTATTGATACTTCTGGTTCATCATCTAATGGTTCTGGTGCAGTTATTCTGTCAAGCATTAAAACCATAGCTATTGCACCGTCAATTTTTCTTTTACTTCTACCCTTAGATAAACGCCAACCCATATCTGTAGTACGTTGTGCTGCACTCATAACTTGATCTGTAAATGTTGGATCGCCATTGTGTCTTACTTTTGTGTTTGCAATTAAATCATAAGCGTTGCCACACGCTGGTATCATACGACTATGTGTTTGTGGGAAGTTGACCATAGGTACGCCACGGTCTAATAATACTTGTGCTGAACGTTCAAAAAATGCTGGATCGTATGCAACTTCCTTAACTTTGTAGTCTTTCATCAATGAAACAATAAATGCTTCTATTTCTTGATAGTCCATAAAGTTTTCATCATTAGGTAGCCATATCTTAGAAAGCATATTAATTATTTCGTTATCATCTTTCTGACCATACACTATTGCAACGCTATCGTGTCGTAGTGCCATATCTACACCAACAAATGTATCTAGTCCCGGTTCTAGTTCTAATTCTTCATCTTGACACGCTAACCATTTTTCTATTTCTATCCAGCTTTCTTCTTCTGTTCTAGTCCATTGGTTAAGGTGGTATCGTTGAAACTCATTTATTGGTAATGATTTATGCCTACGTCTAAGGTTTTCTACTGGCCACCAATCATTAGGTATTGCCGGGTTTACTTTTTCCCAAATGCTTTCATCACTTGGATTATCATCTTCTGCTGCACCAATCCACTTAAAATAAAACTCTGGATCATCTTGTTTACCTGCTTCTTTTAATAAACCACGTTGATACATACGACCTGCCATACTATCTAAGTCGTGTCCAGCTGTTGTAATGTTTAGCACTAATCCGTCTTTACGTTTAGCCGTATTGTTTGATAACACATAATGTACACGTTCTAAGTTAATATTATTCCACTCGTGTATCTCATCAGCAATAAAACAACTATTTCTACCACCGTCTGCTGTTCCTGCTTTTGCTGCAACTCTAAATGCTCTACCCGGTGCGTTTTTTACTTGTATTTCGTTTTCAAACGTTTCAACCATATCACGTAAAAATACACTTTCTTCACACATAGTTTTCATAGTTCCAAACACTAGGTTTGCTTGTTCATAACTTGCAGCAGCAACTGCCACTAACGGACTTGTAACGCCACTTCCTAAGAGTTCGTACAATCCAATCGCTGCTGCTAAAGCTGTCTTACCATTTCCTTTTGGTAATCCTATTAACGCTTCCCTGTATTTTCTTTCGCCATTATCTTTGATTTCATACATTTCATAGATTATTGCTTGTTGCCATTGATCTAACTTAAATGGTTCACCGAAGAAATCACCTTCACCGTGTACACAAAACTTCTCTATAAACTTAACTACTCTTGCACCTTTAGTTTCTGGTAAGGTAATCATTATTCTTCTTCTAACATTAATACACGAGGATCTACTAATTCGTGTTCTTCATCATCTTGTAAAAGTTGTTGTAGTTGTTTAAAACCCATTTGTGCTTCACCAAATGCAATACCAAGTCTTTGTCTTGCTAATGGTGTAAGTCCTAGTTCTTGTTCTAGCTTTAATATTTTTTCTTCTAGTTTCAACGTTAAGCTAATTAGTGGATTTATTGTAGGTTGTCCAGTAGATCCAACACTTAATAAACCTTTATTACCTAAATTTTGTATTGTACGATTAGCACGTTCAACTTCATCATAATATTGAAATAAACGATAAAATGCCGGGAAGTCCACTTGTTGTGCTGTACTTGCAAGTTCACTATCCCAATATTGTTTCCAATAATTACGTGTTTTAGTTAGCCAACGTGAATTGGCTTTTGGTGTTTCAAATGCTTTTCCACCTTGTAACACGCTTAATGTACTATCCCTATGTCCTGTTAATTTATTTTTTTCTTTTGGTATGCGACCACGTTTACCCATTGTTAAGTATTAATCAATTCTGCTTTTTGTCCTGTTAAGGTTTCCCAGCGTTGTATTATTACATCACAATATGCTGGATCTAACTCTATACCAATCCAATTACGTTTAAGTTGTTCACAAGCTAAAAGCATTGAACCACTACCTGCAAATGGATCAAAAACATAATCGCCAACTTTTGTTGAATTTTTTAATGCACGTTCTGATAATGCAATAGGTTTTTGGGTTGGATGTTTGTAGGTGTTTGCACTATCTTTTTTTATTGACCACAAATCGCTTTCTGTTGTTGATTGTATTTCACCATAAAAAGCTAAAAACTCGTGTTGCCTCCTGTAACCCTTACCCATACCAAAATGTGTTTTTGCCCATACAATTAAAGATTTAGGTTGCCCTAGTGCTTCTAAAACATAATGATATGTATTCCAATTACACCAAGCATATATAGTTTCTGCTTGAGCAAATGAATAAAATTTTACAATTTCATCGCCTTTTAATTCATCACCTTTAATACCATCAAACTTGCCACTTCTACCACCATAACCACCTAAACCATAAGGTGGATCTAACCACAACATTGAGTAGCTTGTTATTTCATTTTGTAATTCTAAAGTATCGCCACAATATAATTTGTGTTGACCTAAAGCATAAATATTACCTAATTTAGTTTTTGGATTTTTTGGTGCTTCTGGTATTTCGTTTTCTACAACTTCTGCATTAATTAATTTAATTAAATCATCTTCAGTAAAACTTGTAGCTTCTAACATTTCTAAATCACTTGAAACTGCACCAAGCATATCTGCTAATAAGTCATCATCATACGTTCCTAAATCAGCTGTACGATTATCTGCTAATGCAAATGCTTTAGCTGTTAATTCATCATCATCTGTAAAAACTACTGCAATTTTATTCCAACCTAATTCTCTAGCAGCTGCAAGTTGATGATTACCAGAAATAACTTCACCGTCTTTAGTTGCAACTATTGGTTTACGTTGTCCAAACTTCTCATAGCTTTTTTTTACAGCTTCAACGTTACCTTTACGTGGATTGCCGTTTAAGTGTTTTAATTTTTCTATTGGATACGCTAATGTTGTAAGATCATCTGCTATTTGGTGTTTGTCGGTCATAAAAATCCTTTGTATAAGCAATCTTACTTAGAACCACTACGTAATAACATAATACTACATAACCACGCATAACAACGTTTTTTAAAAACTATAAAAAAACAAAAAAAAGCATAAATTTGGGTAAAAAAAAAGTGTGC